AATTCAAACTACAAATTCAGGAACATCAAGACCAACTGGTGCTGTCGCAGGACAACTTTGGTTGGACACAACTTCGGCAACCACACCTACATTAAAATATTATGATGGTGCTGACGATATATCTTTAGCAACTATTGACCATTCAGCTAACACAGTAAATTGGTTAGACTCAACTGTGTCCATAACTGGACTAACCACTACTGCTACTGGAACAGTTTTAACACTTTCAGATTCAGCTTCTACATCAACAGTAAATTTAATTATAGACAATCAAAAAGAAATTCGTTTTAGAGAAACAACAGCTAATGGAACTAACTATGTAGCATTAAAAGCACCAGCTAGTGTTAGTGCTGATTTAACTTTTACATTACCTGCAACTGATGGAACAAATGGACAAGTATTAAGCACAAATGGTTCTGGTGTATTATCATTTGCGACTCCTGCTTCTGGTATTGCTTGGCAATCTTCAGTTAAGACTTCTGGTTTTACTGCTGTTGCTGGAGAAGGATATTTTTGTAATACAACTTCGGCAGGATTTACAGTAACTTTACCTGCAACACCAACTGCTGGACAACAAGTAGCAGTAGTAGATTACGCAGGAACTTTTGATACTAATGCTTTAGTTATTTCTCCTAATGGAAATAAAATAGAAGGTGGAGCAGATAATCTACAATTATCTGGTGAAAGAGAAGGAGTATTATTAGTTTACATAGATTCAACACAAGGTTGGTTAGCAACATCAGGAATTAATGAAGGAACAGATGCTTTATCACCAGTACCTTATTCAATAGATTTTTTAGTAATAGCAGGTGGTGGAGGTGGTTCTGCTAACGCTCCTTCAACTGGTTCTGGTGCTGGTGGTGGTGCTGGAGGTTATAGAACATCAACTCAATCAGTTTCATCAGGAACAGTAATTACAGTAACAGTAGGAGATGGTGGTGCTGGTGGTGTTTCTGGTCTTAATGCTGGATCAGATGGTAGTAATTCTTCAATTTCAGGTTCAGGTTTAACAACAATTACAAGCACAGGTGGAGGTGGAGGTGGTGTAAGAAATGATAATGGTCGTGCTGGAGGTTCAGGAGGTGGTGCAGGATTTTGGTATAATGGTGGTATTACATCAGGAGGTGCTGGAAATACTCCAAGCACATCACCATCACAAGGTAATAGAGGTGGAAATGTAACTGGATCAAATGATGCTGCTCCTTATAGTGGTTGTGGAGGAGGAGGTGCAGGATCGGCAGGTGTAGATGGTAATGGTACTGCTGGAGGGACAGGTTCAGCTTCTTCAATTACAGGTTCTTCAGTAACAAGAGCAGGTGGAGGTTCAGCAGGAACACAAATCGCACCAGCAGTAGCTAGTTCAGGTGGAGGTGGAGGAGCAGGTGGTTATGAATCAGTAGGTGGTGCAGGAACAGCTAATACTGGAGGAGGAGGAGGAGGTTCAGGTGGTTCTTCGGCAAACGCAGGTGGGGCAGGTGGAAAAGGAGTTGTTATATTAAGTATACCAACTGCTAAATATTCATCTACAACAACTGGTTCGCCAACTGTTACAACATCTGGTAGTAATACAATTTTACAATTTAATGGTTCAGGGAGTTACACAGCATAATGGCATCATTCGCAAAAATAGGATTAAATAATAAAGTAATAGAAGTTCAATCAGTAGTTAATGAGGTATTACATGATAGTAATGGAATTGAACAAGAAGTTAATGGAATTGATTTTTTAACTAAACTAACTGGTTGGGCTATTTGGAAACAAACATCATACAATACAGTTGGTGGAGTTCATAATAATAACGGCACACCTTTTAGAAAAAACCACGCAGGAATAGGTTATACTTATGACGAAGATAGAGATGCTTTTATTCCACCTAAACCTTTTAATTCTTGGGTATTAAATGAAAATACTTGTAATTGGGATTCACCAGTTGCTAGACCAACAACAATATTAGAAAATAATGAGTATTATAATTGGAATGAATCTATTATAAATTGGGAAGTAAAGATTAAAGAATAAAAAATAAGGAAGGAAAAATGGAAGCAAATATTCATGGGATATTCCCAACACCAATATACATTTCAAAATTAGACAGAGAGATAACTACTGAAGAATTATTATTTATAGATAAATCTAAATTAGATTGTTACAATAATCAAGGTAACCAAACATCAAACGAAAACTATATTCTTAACAATAAAGAATTAAAAAATATAAAAGAAGAACTAGATTCAAAAATACAAGATTATTTTGATAAAGTTATTTCACCAGCTAACACTATAACACCATATATTACTCAATCTTGGTTAAATTATACTGAGACAAATCAATATCATCATAAACACGCACACCCCAATTCATTAATATCAGGAGTATTTTATATAAACTGTAATGAAGAACACGATAAGATTAAATTCTTTAATGACAAATACTCAACTATTAAACCTGAAATAAAAGACTGGAATATATGGAACTCAGAAACTTGGTGGTTTTCTGTTAAGACTGGAGATGTAATACTATTCCCTTCTTCATTAACTCACATGGTAGAAACAAAGCAAGGAGATAACACCAGAATTAGTTTGGCTTTTAATGTTTTTATAAAAGGAACTGTTGGTAATAACAAAAACCTAACTGAACTTATATTATAATATATGCAAATATTTAATTTTAACTTTCCAGTCTTTATAAAAGACTTAACATTAAACAATACTTACATTGATATAGTAAAAAATAAATCCTTAAAAAAATATGATTTTAACAAAAACAATTTCTTTGATGAAAATGATTCTTCCTTTTCTTTTCAAACTAATAATGAAATGCAAGAATATTTATTAGAAATACTCAAACAATTAAATTGCAAACAATATAAAATTGAAAACACTTGGATTCAAAAATATGATAACAATGATTTTCACGATTGCCATATACACAATCCTAATGCCTTTTCTTTTGTCTTATATATTGATTGTACTGATGATTCAGCAGAAACAATGTTTTATAATGTAGGTTATCCATATTTTACTATCAATAATTTTAAAGTAAAACCGAAAATAGGAAGATGCGTTGTATTTCATGGTGCTATTCCACATACAGCTTTACCAAATAACGACGATAAAAGATTAATAGTTAGTGGTAATATAAAATTTAATTAAAAAACATTCTATTGCAGAATTTATAGAATACTTTAATAAGGTTAAATGATATATTTTATATTAGGATTAATACTTGGCTTATACGCAGAATGGAAGTGGGAGATAGCTAAGTACATTATCGCATCAGTTAAAGAACATTTAAATATTAAGTAGTCTTGAAATATGTTGCAACGCAATATATATTACTTATCTAACTAACGGAGAAAAAAATGTTTAATTTTAAACTTCCTTCATATGAAGAAATAAAACAAAACTACGAAGCATACTTAAAAGATGTTCAAAAGTTTTATAAAGACTGGTATTCGGATATACAAAAAACTTTTAACAAATAGACTTTATCTAAACTTAATTGTCTGATAAAAGGACTGCACAATATTTAACGTGCATTTATAGATTAGCTGATGGCAGTTGTTGTCTTTTGAAGTCTTGCAAATGTACTAATAAAGACAATGACAAAAAAGAATACAGACGAGATTCAATCTCTTACATTTAAAGGGCATATTACAGGAATTAAAAGAGAAATAAAAATACTAGGTTGTTCAGTCTATAAGCTGGAGAAAAAAGTAGAATCTTTATTTTGGTCTATTCTTTGTGGACTTGGTGCTTTATCGTTAGCTTTAATCACAATATTTTTAGCTAAGTAAGTATTGCTTAAAAAGCCGAATACAACTAACAGTTAGTTATGGACACTAGGAGAATTTTAATTGTCAGCGATTTGCACCTACCCTATCAAAGAAGTGATGCGATAGATTTTCTTAAAGAACTAAAAAAAGAATACAAACCTACATTCGTAATGTCTATTGGTGATTTACTAGATCATCACGCACTTAGTTTCCACGATTCAAACCCTGATTTATTTTCTGCTGGACATGAACTTGTTAAAGCAAAAGATTATGTAAGAGAATTAGAATCAATATTTCCTGAACTTATAGAAATAGATTCTAACCACTCATCAATGGTTTATAGGAGAGCATTAAAACATGGTATGCCTAGAGCATATCTAAAAGAATATGGCGAGTTCTTAGGAACTAAGAAATGGAAGTGGGCAGATGACTTGACTATTACTTTACCAAATAAACAAAGATGCTTATTCACTCATGGTCGTTCTGCTGACGTTTTAAAAGTATCACAAACAAATGGAATGAATTGTGTGCAGGGACATTTTCATACTAAGTTTAAAATAGAATACTGGGCTAATCCTGATAATCTTTTTTGGGGTATGCAAGTAGGTTGTTTAATAGATCAAAAGTCTTTAGCTTTTGAATATGCAAAGAATTTTAAAACTAGATTTATAATTGGAACTGGTTTAATAATTGATTCTCAACCAAAGTTAGCACCTTGTGTGTTATCAGCTACTGGCAAATGGATAGGCAAGTTAGTTTAAAAGAATTACTGTTTTCAGAAACAGCTACAAGACTTGGAATAGACAATACTCCAACTGACCAAATCTTAATCAATCTACAAACATTAATCCAAGAAGTTATTAATCCTATTGTAAATCATTTTGGAGATATAAAAATAACGAGTGGTTATAGATCACCTGAACTTTGTCTTAAAATAGGTTCATCAATTAAGAGTCAGCATTGTCTTGGTATGGCTTGTGATTTTGAAGTACTGGGAGTTTCTAATCAAGAAGTAAGTTTATGGATTGTAAAGAACATAGAATTTGACCAATGTATTCTTGAATACTGGTCTCCTGAAAATCCTAACTCAGGGTGGGTGCATTGTAGCTACAACAAATTAGGTAATCGTAAAATGTATTTAAGAGCATACAAAGGAAACGGAAGAACAATCTATGAAGTCATTTAAAAAGCAAGTTGGTGGAAATCACTACCTTAAATATAAAATTGCCCCAGTAGAATTTATCATTAAAAATAATATTGGATTTGTAGAAGGAAATATCATAAAGTACGTTTTAAGATTTAAAGAGAAGGGTGGAGTTTCAGACTTAGAAAAAGCTAAACACTACATAGAACTACTGATAGATTCATCTAAAGGTAAGTAATATCATTTAAACTGC